ATTTTAAAGTCTCCTAAAAAGCTGTCTGATGATTCAGACGGCAACAATATTATTAACTGTATCTTTTAACTCTAAGTAATCACACTTTGTAGGATTAAGAGCTAACAAGGATGGCAAAGTGATAGTTTTCTGCGTGGGTTTTTCTGCATTAAGAATTTTCGTAGGAAGAACGTAAAAATCCCACAGATCGAGGTCAAGTGGATTTTCGTCTTTCGACATTGCTGTATATATACAGAATATATATATGTCACAGTTCCTTTGCGACGGAGAATTTGCTTTATAATCTCCTGTTGCTCCAGGTACTTTTGCTGGGGCAATGCCAAACACAATATGGTCAGGATGTTTTGGACTATGAGATTGGACGTATCCAGACGATTTAACCTCTATCCTATAATTATTATTGTATAACAGGTCAAAAGGTCTCCACAGGTCTCTGCATAGCTCACAACCCACATGTACGAGATCCAATGCAGATGCAACGATAAATTCTGCGAGGACAGAACGATTTATATTATTAGTAAGATCAGAATAAGCCCATCTCCAGAAATCGTTGATTGTGACAGATTCTTTCATGCCATTTACGACAAATGGTTCATTTCCTATGTATGTATTATTCATGATGTTTTCCCTTTTTCCAGTCTTCTATACTGATAATTTTTTATTAGAGCTATTCTTTGGAAGAGTAGCCAGCATTCCGTCAAGATATGCAATAACTGTAGATCTATATTCGGGAGGAAGATTTCTAAATTTATTCAGAAGATCGTTTTCTAAACTGTTGGAAATTTCCAAATTTATAATATTGGAATTCGATTTTTCTGAATTTGTATTACCGAAAACAAGCCAATCTAAGGATACGTTGAAATAGTTGGAAAATTTTATAAGAGCTTCTAGTTTTGGCTTTCCACGTCCTTTGTTCCAATCTGTAAAAGAAGAACAGGAAATACCAAGTTCTTCTGTTAACTTTTTAGCAGTCATGCCTGATTCACGCTGTAGCTGGTTTAATCGATCAATTACTGTCATATAATACCCCATTTCAAAAAAAATTGGAAAAATCCAAGCAAACACTTGACTAATTGGAGTTCTCCAAGTATAATAAAGATGTTACAAAAACAACACCATTTTAAGCACAAAAAAAACAATCAAAATAGTGCTAAAAATGATATTACATTCGATTTTACACAAAAAAAGTCGAATTGTAAATAATAACCCCGAGAGGAGGGATAAGATGAAAAGAATACTATCTCCGTGGTGTAAAAACGCCAAGAAAGCAATGATAGATAGAGACATGACAGTAAGTGATCTTGCAGAAGCAACTGGAAGATCAAGAGTATATATTTCTTCGGTACTGAATGGGAGACAGGTAGCCCAGCCAGTCATGCAAGAAATAAGCGATGTTTTAAATATTAAATTGGAAGCATTTAGGTAACTGTCTATAGTATACCCAGAAAGGAAGAAAACTAACATGGGAAAGGGCTACAAGAAAACTAATGAAAATGTATACTTCAAGGCTAGAAAAGAAGCGGCAAAATGCAATGAAAAGCTATATAGCCGAGAAGGAGCAAGCGAATTGTTGGGATTGTCCGTATCGACATTGGCTGATTACGAATTGGGTACGACAAAGGTTGTGCCAGTGGACAAAGTAATGCTGATGGCTGATCTCTATAATTGCCCTGAACTGAAAGCTGGATACTGCAAGCATGAGTGCCCGATTGGTAAATCAATTCCAATGGCAACACAGATCAAAGGCTTGGAAGGGATCACATTAAGACTGATTAAAGAATTTGACGTGAAGAAGATCAAGGACATGAAGAACAGTCTGATCGGGATCACAGAAGATGGGATCATAAGTGAGGACGAAAAACCAGAGCTTAGGAGAATCCTGAAAATGCTTGATGAAATGGCATTAGCAATCAGTGAACTAAGACTTGTCGGGGAGAAAGTACTGAAAGGAGATCACGATGGATATTGAAAAAATGAAGAAGATCTTAAGCACAGAGTATGGAATTAACTCTCCTGAAGAGTTAGACGAGGCAATGAAAAAATCAAAGGGTATTGACTTAGCAATATTTACAATGCCGATCAACAAGAAAAAAGAAAAATAGGAGGAACAGAAGAATGGGACAGATGACAACGAAAGAATATCTTGAAAATGTTCAGGTAGGAATCGAAAACGAATTAGCGAGAAATGTTCAGGCACTTCCAGAAGGATTCAATAAACAGAGATTTACCCTTAACTGCATCACAGTTATGAAAGATAATCTGAAAGATTTTTCAGGAATTGACACAGTATCGGTCGCAGTTGCATTTGCAAAAGGAGCTTACCTTGGATTGGATTTCTTTAACAAAGAATGTTATGCAATTCCTTATAGTGGAAAGGTTAACTTTCAAACGGATTATAAGGGAGAAATCAAGCTTGCGAAAAGATATTCAAAGAATCCGATCAAAGATATCTACGCAAAGAATGTAAGAGAGGGAGACTTCTTCGAGGAAAGAATTGAGAACGGAAATCAGATCGTAAACTTTAGACCAGAACCATTCAGCGATAAAAAGATCATTGGTACGTTTGCAGTCGTGCTGTATAAAGATGGAAGCATGATGTACGATACAATGTCTGTTTCAGAAATTGAGCATACAAGAACGTCATATTCAAAAGCTGCGAATAGCAAGGCATGGAAGCAGTCTCCGGGCGAAATGTATAAAAAGACAGTCCTTAGAAGATTATGCAAGATGATTGATCTTGACTTTGATAATATTGAGCAGCAGCAAGCTTTTGACGATGGATCAGACTTTGACCTGAATAAAAACATTATTGAAGGAGAGGCGAGAGAGATAGCAACAGACCCATTCAAAGCGAGTGAAGAGCCTACAGAAGCCGAAGAGGTTGATAGCCCACAGCAGTAAAGGAGAACAGCGGTATGAAGTTAACAAGCGAGAACTATTACAGTCAAGAGGCGAATAAAGAGTATATGTCAGTATCCCAGTTCAAAGACTTCGCTGGAACATACGGAAAGATGCCGTGTGAGTTTGAAGCGTTGGAAAAGCTGAACGGCAGATGGGAAACGAAAAAGACGACTCCGCTTCTGGTAGGTAGTTACGTTGATTCCTATTTTGAGGGAACTCTGGATCAGTTTAAGAAAGAAAATCCAGAGATTTTTACACAAAAAGGAGAATTGAAAAGCAATTATAAACAGGCTGAAAAAGTCATTGAGAGAATCAAGAGAGACAAATACTTTATGAAGTATATGTCAGGGGCAAAACAGGTAATTATGACAGGAGAGCTGTTCGGAACGAAGTGGAAGATCAAAATGGATAGCTACTTGAAAGATGTTGCAATCGTTGATCTGAAAGTTATGAGATCAATCACAGACTTGAAATGGGTAAAGGATATCGGATACTTAGACTTTGTAAGATACTGGGGGTACGACATTCAGGGTGCGATCTATCAGGAGATCGTGAAACAGAACACAGGGAAAAGACTTCCGTTTTATATTGCAGCTGCAACAAAAGAAGAAGAACCAGATATCCGAATTATTCAGATCACACAGAATTACTTGGATGAAGCGATAAATTCTGTTGAATCACACATCAAAAGGGTGCTTGAAGTAAAGAACGAAGAATCACTTCCAGATAGATGTGAGCTATGTGATTGCTGCCGACACAACAGAATATTGACACATCCTATTTCAATCGAGGACTTGGTAGCCGGAATTTAAAACGAAAGCGGTGGGGATATTATGGCTTGGATAAGCGTACATGAACAAGTTACAAGCGGAAAGCTTAGAAGATTAGCAAAAGAATTAAGATGTTCTCAAAATGAAGTCCTCGGGATGCTTGTAAAGTTTTGGCTGTGGGGGATCAGTAATGCAGACAGATATGGATATATTGAAGGAACTGACAAAGAAGATATTGCAGACGTAGTAAATATTGGAATTTCTAAAAATATTGATCCGGAAGAAGCAGTCGAAGCAATGATCCGAACAGAATGGATTGAATGTCGGGAAGATGGTTTATATATCCATGACTGGGAAGAATGGCAAGGGAACTGGTATGATGCGGTCGAAAGAAAACAGAGAGACAAAGAGCGTAAGAGAAAGAAGAGAGCAGAAAAAAGAGAACAGGAGCTAGAGAAAGAAAAGCAAAAGAAGATAGAAAAGGAGATTAAAGAAGAAAGCACAGAAGAAACTAAGGATACGAAGGAGATCAAGGAAGTTAAAGAGACACCGAAAAAGGAAAAAGGATACAGCAGCACTTTTGAAGATTTCTGGTCCGTATATCCACGAAAGATTGGAAAAGGCGATGCGTATAAGAAGTACAACGCAAGGATCAAAGACGGATGGAGCCCTGATGAATTAAAAGAAGCAGCAGAGAATTATGCAGAGCAGTGCGAGATAGAACACACGGAGAAGCAATACATTAAGTATGGCAAGTCGTTTTTATCGGACAGCACACCATTTACTGATTACTTGGGATCATCGAAGGTATTAGCCGAAGAGAAAGCTGGAACGAAACAACAGCAGATCAAGAGCCAGAAAGACAATGGAATACATAATTTTACCCAGCGAGATTACGACTTTGACGACCTAGAGCAGCAGTTACTAAAGAAACAATTTGAAAGCAGTTAACAGTTAAAAAAGGAGTAAACCATATGGAAGAGAAAGAAATGTTAATCAAAATCTATAATCAGCAAGACAGACTGGATGTAGCACAGATCCTGATTAAAAACGGATACACAGTATCACAGGTCAAGAAGAAACGAACAGAAACAGGGAAAACAGTTGATTATTACTTGAAGATTAGACTGGATGAAGAAAACGCAAGCATAACGAAATAAGGAGATAGAAATGGACAGCGTAAGTTTTACAGTGTTAGGAGAGCCGACAGGAAAAGGAAGACCTAAATTTAATTCATACACGAGAAGTGCATATACTCCAAAGAAAACGGTAAATTATGAAACATGGGTAAAAATGGAGTATTGCAGACAGTGCAACAATCAAAAGTTTCCTGACGATGCAATGATCGAAATGGAGATCACGGCATACTATCAGATCGCCAAGAGTGACAGCAAGAAAAAGAAGCAGATGAAATTAGACAATATGATCCGACCAACGAAAAAGCCAGACATGGATAATATCGTAAAGATCATAGCCGATCCATTAAATGGGATCGCATATCACGATGATTCGCAGATTGTTAACTGCTCGATCAAGAAATTCTTTTCAGATCATCCAAGAGTAGAAGTGAAAATAAGAGAGGTGTAAAGATGGAGTTAAACAAAGAAACAATACATATTACAGATGATATATTTCTGAGACTGAGAGCAGACATGGATAAAGCAATGCAGTATCTGCTTAGTAATATGATCCAGAAAGAGAGTAGCGACGGGAAAATTAGTGTAAATATTTCTGTAGGTCTGGTTCCAGAATATGTAGCAAATGCCAATCATAACTATGGAGAGCCGGAATCAAGATTGGTATATCATCCAAGATTTGAGCATGAGATCAAAACAAAAATGCAGTTTGAAGAGAAAGAAAAAGGTATGAACTATCTTGGAGAACATGAGCTGTACTATGACGAAGGTAAGAAAGAATACATGGTAAAGCTGGTAACAAATACCGAACAAATGTCTATGTTTGACGATGAATTCAACAGGGGGGGAGTAGACGATGGGCTTTAAGATTTACACAGAAGACTTCAAGCACAAGGTCGCAGAAGCGTATAACAGCGGCATGAAAATATCAGATGTTGCGGAAATGTTTGGAGTATCAACCAGTGCGGTAAGTAGCTGGGCGAGTGGTAAGAAAGACAAACGATTAATATTTTCTGTTGATCAAAAGAAAGAATTTGTAAAGTATCGGATACAGCACAATATTTCACATGAAGATATGGCAAAGCAGATAGGAGTTGTCAAGGATACTTTCAAAAACTGGGAAAACGATTACTTCTATGAAGTTATGGAAGAGATCAAGAGAGAAAACCGAAGATTCCAGAAGAAAGAGAGATTCGGAAAAACAAACTGGACTTATGTAGGAACAGGCGGTTATTTCTCATAGCAGCGACAACCAGACAGCTTAATTTTCTATCCGATGGATCCTAAGAAACTATTAACAAGTTATTTGTAAACTATCAAAAAAAGGAAACTGTAAACATATTTTTTCGATGTCTTGTGAATTTGCATAAACTCAAGATTTGATCATTACAATTATTAAATTTCACGAACGGAATTACAAAATCATACATAGGATCAATCAAATAAATAATTTATAGAATCGGGCGAAATAAAGAGAATAAGCGATCAGATAAATCTTTTCATAGATCGGATAGAAAATTAAGTTGTCTGGGTAGTATAGAAAGGAAAGGTACACAGTTAATGGAGAAACAAGGAGTATTACAATTTGATATTGAGGGAGAATATCTTACATCACTTGCTAGAGAATGGTTTTATGTAGAGGGCAAGGGATACGACAAGTGCATAGAGCTGTTAAACGGTTGCATGAGTGGAACTGATGAAACCAAAGACCAGATCAGAAGGCATGCGGAAGATCTTTTGCTTGGACGTGCAGCGTTAAAAGGCAGCACAAGAGAAGATTCTTACCATCTGGAGATATATGGACCTGGAAGCGAAGAAAAAATGCCAGAATATATGAATGTATGGGATATTGTGGGAGAGCAAAAGAAAGTCAAAGATGAATTAGAACAATATAAAAGGCGTTGGGACGTTGCAATGAAAATGATTCCTAGATACAGAGGAACATACAACTGAAGATTATGGATGGTTAGAACCAAACGGAAAATTCCATGCGGTAAAATGGGGAGATCATCAGAAATGGGCTTATGAATATTTGGAAAGCAAGGTAAAAACAGAAGAAGAATACTCAAAGCTGCCAAGACTTTATGAAGCTGGGGATGTATTGACAAAAGAAGGTTGGGTACTTCTTAATAATCCATCACAGGGCATTGCAATTGCAACAAAAGATTCAAGCAAGGATTATACAAAAGCACAGAAGGAGTTTTTATTCGATTACTACATTGAAAGGAATTGTGAGAAAGAAGCTAATGACATCTGGAAGGAGCGTGAACAACTATGATGGTAGCGGGCTATGAGCATGAGGGCTTTGTAATTTCGGACGAAGAGTCTAAGGATTATATCTGGAAGAAAGTAAGAGGAAATGAAGAAACAAAAACAGAGCTTCTCGAATATATGTGGGATGTGATCATGGACAACAGAAGAGAGCGAGAAAAGCTGAAAGAATGGTTCTTTGACGGAGTTTGTCATATTGTAGAGTGTGACGATCAGGGCAGAGTCAAGGGATACTTTGAGCAGTAAATAGGAGGTATGAGAATGAACGAACAGATTACAGTAAATTTAAATAATTTAACCGAGGGAGAAAGAGAACAGTTCAAAAAGCTGTTAGAAAAAGCAAACAAGGAAAGTCGTGTGTGGGAACCAGAAGATCGAGAGATATATTACTATATAGATGGATATAATTGTGCGACAGAGGATAGTTGGGAAGGTCTAGAGGTGGATATAGATAGATTTGATATAGGAAATGCATTTAAGACTAGAGAGGAAGCAGAAATCGCATTAGAAAGAGCACGAGTAAAAACAGAATTGGAAAGATATGCATTAGAACATAATGAAACATTAAGAGAAAAATGGGATAGAGAAGGAACTTATCAGCATTACAGTATTGTGTTTGACAATGAGAGAAAGAAGATTGTAACAACTGATGCATACTTTTTACAAGAAGAATCAACAACGTATTTTACATCAAGAGAAATTGCCTATAACGCCATTGAGGCGGTAGGAAAAGAAAGAATCTTGAAATATTTGTTCGATGTAGATTGCGAGGAGGAAACAAATGATTAACAGTAATATCTTAAAAACTTGGAATGAAGAAAGAATTAAATATCAGATACGATATGCAAAAAGTTGTGCTGAATATCGCAAATACCCTGAGAATTTAGACAACAAAGGACATATGCATGAACAGAGTTGGGTGTTGATTAATGTTTTTGGGCTATCAGCCAAACAAGTCGAAGAAGTAGAACGAGAGGATGGTTTTACAACAGAGGATATCCTTAGCCCTGAATTTGAAAGGTGGTGCCGCTTATGAATTTAGAAAGACAAAAAGAAAATTTCAAGGGCCATAAAGCAACATTTACGGATTTCGGAAACATAAAGATTTTAGATTTTCAAAAACCTAATAGCTCATATTACAGAATTAGATTTTTATTTGAAGAAGATTTTTATAAATTGCATATTTCTGGCGATCTTGGAGAGCTAATTGCAGCAAATTATTGCAATATGTGTTGGGATAAGTTCGAGGACTTCGTAGATAATATCGGATATTTCGAGGGGAAAGTAATCAGCCATAATAGACCATTTTTTTTGTATGATCAGGAAAAGGCTCAAAATGATGTCATAGAGTATTTAAAAACTTATGATCTCTATGATGAGGTTATAGATGATCAAGATGAGTTTATGTCAGAAGAAGATATAGTCGAAGATTTTTTAGAAGATGTCTTTAGTGATTTTACAGAAGAAAGAGGAATTGGATACTATGGATATGAAAAGCTTTCAGAGATTGATTCAGACATTTTTGAATTTATTGAAGATTTTGGTAAGAGATCGACAGGAATACTTGACTTGTACATGCTGGCTTTCAAGTTAGCGAAAGAACAGTTGGATAACAAATAAGAATGTAGGAGGAAGAGAAATGGAGATACAGAATATATCAGAAGTTCACGGAGAAGCATGATGAAGTAAAGGAGTGGGAACGTGATTACAAAGACGCAATTCAAGGACGCATGCAAAAAGGCAGCTATTTATACAATTATGAGCAATCCAGAAAGAATCAGTGATAATTGCATAAACGATGAAGAAGCGGCAGGAATCCTAGTAAGATTTTACAAAAGAATTTATAAAAAAGTATATGGAGAAAGTGAGGAATCAATAGATGTAAATGACATAGATAAAATATACGTTATCGCATTTGAATGTTTATACAAAGATGATGGAATAACGCCAAATTATGTAATATATCAAGAAAATATGTTGTGTTTAACAAGCATAAATGCTTTATATGAAATTTTAAGAAGCAAAATCGAAGATGATTATTGCGAATTAGAAAGAGACATTGACGGTTTATTAAATATGTGGAGTGACGACTAACAAGGTGGAATAAAGGAGGTTACAGAACATGGGAAAGACAATAGAAAAAATAGAGAGTGTAGCAAAGACGTTAAATGGACGACACATGCCGAAACCTTACGAAGTGTACAAACACTTTAAAGGGAACTTATATGTTGTCCTTAATGTTGCTCGCCATACAGAGACAAATGAATTGCTTGTGGTATATGCTGCCACAAAAGAAATGCAAAGAATCTATGCAAGACCATTACAGATGTTTATGAGTGAAGTAGATCACGAAAAATATCCTGATGCAAAGCAAACATACAGGTTTGAAAATATGATGGAGGGTTAATCTATGATCGTAGGATTTTTAAGCGGATTATTCATTGGATCAGTAGCTGGTGCAACAGTAATGACTTTATGTCAGGCAGCGAAAGAGAGGGATGATCTATGATCTATAACAAAATATTGGCTTATGCGTTTTTCATGGTAGGAATTATATCTATAATTGCATCAAAAATATATGAACGTAAAAGAAAGCCATTTACAGCACTTAAATTAAATACAGCATTTTGGGCATGTATGATACTTTCGGCTTATTATTTTTCACTGATATAGAAAGGCGTTAATTATGTTTAAAGTAAAGAAGAAAGCAACAGGTAAGGTATATACAGTGTTTGCTGTCCAGAAAGATAAATTCGAGTGTACGGAATTTCTTATTTACGATGATACATGGGGCTGGGTATGGCGATCTCCGTTAGATTATGTGCCAGTGGAGGTAGAGAATGAATAATCAACGCAAAAAAAACAGAAGATATTACACTGAAAAATGGGAGGAAGAAAATTTATACCAAGAATGTAGAAATTGCAGACATAAATATTCTACACTCGAATGTGAATTATGTGTAGATTTTGATATGTACGAGGAGGCTCTATGACAAGAGAAGAAAAAGCGGAAGCGTTAATTGAATTTTGCAAGACAAAAAGATGCAATGCTTGTGAATGTTATGTTGAATGTAATAAATACCCCTACAGCTTTGCATATATGCCAGAAGTTGGACTTGATGCGTGCTTCAGAATAGTTTTTAAAAGAGATCCGGCAAAAAAAAGGATACTTGATGCATGTTGCGGCAGCAGAATGTTTTACTTTGACAAAAAGAATCCAGAAGTGCTATATCAAGACAACAGAGAGCTTGAAACTACATTGTGTGATGGAAGGCATTTACTTATCAAGCCAGACATAAGAATGGATTTTCGTAACATGGAGTACGAAGATAATAGCTTCAAGGTAGTCGTATTTGATCCACCTCATTTAGCACATGCTGGAACTGGAAGCTGGTTGGCTAAGAAATATGGAATACTTCCGAAAGATTGGCCAACATATCTGAAACAGGGATTCAATGAATGTATGAGAGTATTAGAACCTGACGGATTACTCGTATTTAAGTGGAATGAAGATCAGATACCATTGAAAAAAGTATTAGAACAATTTGATCGTAAACCATTGTTAGGAGATCGGAGAGGTAAAACAAGGTGGATTGTTTTTATCAAATAACGGAGTGAAAATAATATGACAAGAGCAGAAAAAATAACAGAATTGTATAACTATTGTAATATACATGGTTGTTGTGAGATATGCAAATTAGAAGATTTGTCACTAGGATGCAACTTTCAAGAAATGGCAGATACAACAATAAATGCCTTGTATGAAGAAATAGAAAAATACGTCATTGATGGGACGTTATGAAGATACAGAATTGACACCAGAGGAAGTCAAAGCAATGAAAGATAGTAAGAGTGATCAGGTGGATTATTCTTTGTTGGAGTATTATAAAACATTAGAAACACCTAAAGAGTGCAGAGAGGCACGAGAAAAACAGAAGCCACACAAGATTAAGTTCAAACAATGGGAGGATACAAAGTGTGTATGCGGATATGAGTTCTCAAGAGACCTTGGGGATGGATATCATGACATTCCGATTGAAAGAAAGACAAAATACTGCCCGGATTGCGGTCAGAAATTGCAATGGGATGATAAAGAATAAATAAAAAAGCCGCTTCCTAAGAAACGACTAAAATAGACAATAAAATTATAGCTCGTAGAGTATATAAAGTCAAGGAGGCGGCAAATGGGAACAAAACAGTTAAAAAAAGAAGTAAATCAAAAAGCAACAATGTATGTACTTACGCAAGAACAAATTAATGAGATCGCTGCAATAGGAGCAAAAGAAGCATTAAAAGTACATAGAAAAGAAAGACAGAAAGATGAAAGAAAAAGAGCCAGAGATGCGGATAAAGTAAAGCAGACTAAAAAAATGCTCAGTTCATATAGACGCATCAAGGCAACATTGGAAGATGAAGAAGAGTTTACAGAAGAAGAGAAAACGGAATTGAGATGGAAGTTCATTGAAGATCTCATGGGAAATGCAAGAGAGGTGGCTGGAAAATCTGATAAGACAATTAAAGATATGGAAAGACGTAGGCAAGAGGATAGATATTGTGTGTATCGCATTGAAAAAGCAACTGAAATGTATAAAAATGAATGCGAACTGACAGGAAGTGACGAAGCGAAAAGAAGATATAGAGAATTAAGTATGCTATATCTCGATGAGAAAAAGCACACTGTGCAGGAAATTGCGGAAGTAGAAAAAGTGAGTGACAAAACAGTATATAAAGATATTGGAATAGCGTGTAAAATCGTAGCAGTTTACTTACTTGGAATATAAAATTTTTGAACTATTTATCGTAGAAAAAAGGTAGGTAGACTTGTAGAAAAAGTACGTGTTAATATGGTATCAGTTAATAAACCATATGTCACCCCTAAAAAGAGCCAGTTGTTTATATTTTTTCTGAACGAGGAAATATAAACAATCGGTTAAATCTCTTCATTTCAGTGTACATAAGAGAGTATATATAGTATAATATATTATATAGAAACACACAATTAACTAGAGAAAAGGAGTGGTAAAATGGCAATTTGGACAAGCAGATATAGTAACAAGGAGCTATTAAATGACAAAAAGTATTATCCGGTAGGGATCAGCATTGGGAAGCCAAGATTTCCTTTAGGATATAAGGTAAGGGAGCAGTGTTACTCTCTGGCACCGAAAGGCTATATGTTAAGTATGGATCTGGAAAGATTTACTCCAGCATATTATAAGAAATTAGCTGATATTGGAAATGATAGAATTATTGACATGGTAGAAAGACTTGAAGAAAGAGCCAGATCAGAGGGTAAAGAATTAGTGCTTTTATGTTTTGAAGACATAAGAATACCGTCAGATTGGTGTCATAGAACTGTATTTGCTCAGTGGTGGGCAGAAAAAACAGGAGAAATAATTGAAGAATTATATGATCCTAACCAACCAAAAGGAAAGAGAAAAACAAAAGAAGATAAGAAACCTGTTGAAAAAGTAAAAGAAACAAACGAAGGATTTGAACAAATGAACTTGTTTGACATGTTGGGAGCAACAGGGATTTAATATAATATCCGGAATTGGTGTAAAGTAACATACTTTCAGTCCATGAAAGAGATCCTGGTTCATTTCAGGATTCCGGTCCAAAAACAACGGCATTGTATTCAGAAATGGGTGCAATGCCTTATTTTTATGTCCAGAAATAAGGAAGGAGAAAAACAATGGCATTTTTTATGGATCCAGGAGCAATGTTCTTGGGATGTTTGGGAACATCGGAACAAAAGTTTCTGGTAAAGCTGATTGAAACAGCTGCAAAGAATGGCTACACACGATTTGTAGAGCCATGTGCTGGAACATTTGCCATGTCAAATCTGGCGGTACAGAATGGTTTTAAACCGAGTCAAATAGAGTGTAGCGATGTGGCAATGATGCCGTCTGTTCTTGGATATGCTATAACGGAACAATCGTTAGAACCATTAGAAATTCACGCACAAGGGTTTACGGATGAAGAACTTCTTGATCCAGCTACAGCACTATATGCTCAGTTATATTTAAGAACGTCAAAAAATGCTGGAAATGAATATTTCTATAATATTTTGATGGATCTTAAGTTGAGAAGAGAAGAACATATTGCAAGCATAAATCAGCAGATAGAAACAACAAAAAATCTATTGCATGGTATGAGCTATCGCCCTATGGATATGTGGAAACATCTCGATGAGGTCTTGGATGATCCACATGCAATAGTGATCGCAAATCCACCGACTTATTTTTCAGGTTATGAGAAATATTATGATACGCAAGGGAAAATGGTATGGAAAGAACCGGAGTATGAATTGTTTGATCCGGAAACTGGACACAAAAAGTTCTATGATATGTGCATGGGACGTAAAGCGTTGGTAATTTGTTATCAGGAAAAGAAGCCTGGAGAAGCTGTTGGGTATACGATATATGCAAGATCAAGCACACGAGCAGATTTAAACGCATATATAACAACGAATAGAGAAGAAGAGGCAACGATGCTTGCTAATGGAAAGAAGATAAAACGTCCTTCTGAAAGCAAACTAGAGCCTTTGGAATGCAGTATGTTGCCCAGAGATTACGAAATAACGGAAAATAGCAAGATACAGATTATTTCAATTAAATCTGCGGAAGCTCAGTATTACAGACAGCTTTGGACACATAACTTTGTTGGATCATCTGCAACATTCAATAGAGCTGTTCTGATTGATGGCATGATAGCTGGTGTATTTGGGATTTCAAAAATGCAAGCAACATCTTTATTCATATGGTACGTTATGAAGGTTCCACACATGACGTATAGGCTTGGTAGACTATTGTATATGCTGGCACAAAATCAGAATTTTATAAATACAATTCTTGACGATCTGGAAAGAGAGAAAGTTACAAAGGTACGGACAGCAATGCTTACGAAATATCCAGAGAACAAAGAAGTCAGAGGAATTATGAAATTAGTAAATAGACAGGCTGATAAGAATAATGGATTTAAGTTGACTTATGAAGCGGAAATAACAGATCGAACAGAAGAGGAAACGCTGAAAGAATGGTTGAGGAGGGAAAGACAATGGCAGAAGAACAGAGCAAAAAATATGAAATGATCTACGATATGGGTTCAGGATTAATTATTGCGAAAGTTCCTCTTGATAAAGTTAAGGAACAAGATATCAATGCAAGGATCATGAAAAATGAAATGCAAGACCAATTGACTGCAAATATTAAGAACAGAGGACAGTTGGAAAGTCTTCCGTTTTTTTGTTTAGTTGAAAATCAGATCGAAATCATTTCTGGACATCATAGAGTTAAAAGTGCTAGAGCAGCTGGAATGAAGGAAATAATTGCAATATTAGATGTCAGTGGTCTTACAAGAAGTAAAATTGCTGCAAAACAGTTGGCACATAATGCAATTTCAGGGTTTGATGATGACAGCACATTAAGAGAAATTGTAAAAATGATTGATGATGTAGATGATATGATTGAAAGCTTTATCAGTAAGGATATCCTGGAAGAGCCGTTAGAAGAATACGATAAAATGGCTTCTCCAGCAATAGAGTTTGATTTTAAGACAGTTGTATTTTCTTTCTTACCACATCAAATAAAAGATCTTGATGCATTGATCAAGAATTTGGAAACAGCGGCACCGGAGATTATTGGAGTAGCTACTTATGAACAATGTAAGGAATTTACAGAAACACTAAGTAAGTATCAAAAGTTTTCTGATATTCGAAATGTAGGTGCTGCAATTCATTCGATGGTGCAAAGTGTAAACGAAAAAATGGATAATGTCGGATACGATGAAAACGAAGAATGGACATATTTAGCAAAGCTTTTCGGAAGTAACGCTATACCAGGAGAAGCAGCAAATGTTATTCAACAGGCAATTAAAAAAGCGGAGAAAAAAGGGACTATTACAAGTAAGAATAGGTGGCAGCTTATCGAGTTTTTATGTGCTGACTACCTTAGTGGCAAATAATGTATGGCAGCAAGGACAAAGTACAATGCCGCTTATCATGACGACTGGGCTTGGTCTTTGGCTGCTATGGGTGCAACAAATAAAGAAATTGCAGAAGCAATGAATATTTCGGAGCGAACCATACTCCGCTGGGCTAAAGATCACGAATCTTTTGGTAAGGCATTGTCTGAAGGAAAAGGAGTATCAGATGCAAAGGTAATCAGAAGTTTATATAAGATGGCTACTGGTTATGAATACACAGAGGAAAAGAAAATTGTAGAATACAACACGGATGGGAGCGTCAAACCAATACGTGTTGAAAAAACTATTAAGCACGTACAACCAAGTGTGGGAGCTCAGTGCTTTTGGCTGAAAAACAGACAAAGAGATAGATGGCAAGATAAGCCAGATCCTATTATTGATGGAACAGAAGAGAATGATGTACAAATATATTTACCGGAGAATGGACGTGATAATAATGAAACATGAAAAAATTATTATTAAACCACAGGAAGGGCCTCAAGAAAAATTCCTTGCAACATCCGCTGATATTTGTATTTATGGCGGAGCTGCTGGTGGTGGTAAAACATACGGATTGCTTTTAGAACCTCTTAGGCATATGAATAATTCCGATTACAACGCAACGATCTTTCGACGTGATTACACCCAGGTAACATCTCCAGGAGGTCTATGGGATAGTTCAAGAAAGATTTATCGCTATGTGAAAGGTGCAAGTTCGTTAAAGACACCTAAATTACATTGGGTATTCAGAAAAGGAGCATCGATCAATTTTGCACACCTAGGACGTGATGAAGATTGTGATAACTGGCAAGGTTCACAGCTTACAATGATAGGGTTTGATGAGCTGACACATTTTAGCGAGTATCAGTTTTTTTATATGTTATCAAGAAACCGTACAGATTCTGGAATAAAACCATATGTACGAGCTACTTGCAATCCAGATGCGGATTCCTGGGTAGCTGATTTTATTTCTTGGTGGATAGATCAGGAAACAGGTTATCCAATACCAGAAAGATCAGGAGTAATTCGATGGATGGTACGAATAAATGAAGCTGTTACATGGTTTGATAGTAGGGAAGAGGCTGTACAAGGAGCAATTGAAAATGGAGTCAAGCAGAAGCAGGCAGAGACTATGCCAAAGAGCGTAACGTTTATTTCAAGCACACTACATGATAATAAAATTCTGATGAAGAATGACCCAGGGTACTTAGCCAATTTACAAGCGATGGCTCTAGTACAAAGAGAACGCTTGTTATATGGGAACTGGAAGATTAAAGCTGCCGCCGGCTTAATGTTCAAGCGAGAAAAAGCAAATATGCTAGAAAAAATGCCATTAGATGTTATAAAGTGGGCAAGAGCTTGGGATCTTGCAGCTACATCCGAAGATGAAAATGGAGATCCAGCATATACAGCAAGTGTACTGATTGGCAAGAGAAAAAATGGACGATATATTGTTGCTGATGTTATTAATCGTCGATTAAGCTCGTCAGATGTTCGAGAGATAATAAGACAGACTTGCATATCGGATAGAACAAAATACGGAAGAGTAGTTACAAGACTTCCACAGGATCCTGGACAGGCTGGAAAAGCACAAGCACAGAGTTTTTTAAAATTCTTGGCTGGGTTCATTGTTAAGTGTATTCCTGAATCCGGAGATAAGATTACGAGAGCGGAACCATTTTCGGCACAGTGGTTAGGACTTGAAGGCATGGATAAAGGAAATGTTGATATATTAGTAGCACCTTGGAATGAAGAATATTTCAATGAGTGCGAAAATTTTCCACAGTCAAAATTTAAAGATATGGTAGACGCATCTAGCTCAGCGTTTACAGAATTAGAATCAGGTAATACGATCACAGCACCAAGTAGTTTACCTGATACACGAGATAGTTACTGGACATAGGACAGGAAGGAGGAACAACATTGTATGATGAAATAGGTCGCATCGGTCAAAACCGATGGGGCGGTAGCTTTTACGAAGAATTTCTTCCAGAGTTGAGAGGTCAACGAGGAGTAAAGGTATATACAGAAATGGAATCTAACGACGATGTGATTGGAGCAATCATATTTGCGTTAGATACATTGCTTAGACAGGCACAGTTTTCCGTAGAGCCACAGGGAGACGATCAAAAGGACATAGAGGCAGCAGAGTTTGTTGAGTCTTGCATGAATGATATGCAGACCACATGGACTGATACAGTCTCTGAAATCCTATCATTCCTTACATACGGCTGGTCGTATCATGAGATCGTATATAAGAGGAGATCAGGGCGGACAGGAAATCCTAAGACGAACAGCAAATATGATGATGGTTTAATCGGATGGAGAAAGCTTCCTATCCGATCACAGGATTCTCTGTATAAGTGGGAGTATGACAATGAAGATAATCTTATCGGCATGACCCAAATGCCACCGCCAAACTTTGGGCTTTATACGATTCCACTGGAAAAGGCAATCCATTTCAGAACCAGATCCAGAAAAGGAAATCCAGAAGGACGAAGCATCCTCAGAAATGCTTATCGTTCCTGGTACTTTAAAAAAGGGATTCAGGAATTTGAAGGGATCGGGATAGAAAGAGATCTCGCTGGTATACCGATGGTCACACCACCAGAAGGTGTTGACTTGTATAATCCAGATGATCCCGAAGGTTCAAGATTGTTAGCATGGGCAAATAGCCTGGTAAAGAATGTCCGACAAGACAAAAGTGCTGGAATCGTGTTACCACCGGGATTTAAGTTCGAGCTTGTTTCCACAGGTGGAAGCAGACAGATTGATACGAACGAGATCATAACTCGTTATGATAGCCGCATAGCAATGACAACGCTTGCGGATTTTATTCTGTTGGGGCATGAACACACTGGATCATTTGCACTGTCCGATGATAAGACAGAGTTATTTGCTGTAGCGATTGGATCATACCTTGACATTATCTGTGAAGCGTTTAATAACCAAGCGATCCCAAGATTGATTGATCTAAACGGAGAACATTTCAAGGGGATCACAGACTACCCGAAGATGGTTCACGGAGATATTGAAAAGATCGACATGAACAAATTAGCACAGTACATCCAGACGATGGTTGGCACTGGTGTATTGATCCCAGACGACGAATTGGAAACATATGTTCGAGAAGCCGCCAATTTGCCGCCAAAGGTAGCTGACGATGAAAGATTCATTGATCCTGATAGAGAAGATCAGCAGACAAATGATCTTGGATCGCAGGGAAATAATGTACACCCAGAGGACAATCAGGACGTTGCCGAAGATGTTGGAAAGGTACAGGAAGCCAAGAAACGATTAGGAAGGAGCTGATTATATGTTCCTATTCCGAAAGGTTAAGAAGCGTGGATCGATGAAGCCAAATGATGTGAAAGAAGCATTAGAGAGGTTTCTTAATAGCAGCAGTCCAGAATTAACACGCTTGCTGGTCAGGTATTGGAAGGATCAGCAGACGGTTTTTACATTTAAAGAGATCAGAGAAGCTATTCAGGCTGGTGTGATCTCCAAGAAATCTGTAGAAGAATGGCAACAGGATTATTCAAAACTGGTTCATGATAAGATTGCACCAGAGATGGTTAAAGCAATGAAAGCTGGTGCTAAAAATCAAAACCAGCACAAAGGAATAGACATTGGATATAAATTTGATGCAGATCATTGGGCGGTATCTGATTGGTTGGAAAATCACACAGCTGAGCTTGTAACGAATTGTACAAGAGTACAGAAAGATGCAATTCAGTCAATGATCGATATCGGAATAAGAAAACATATGGGAACAGATGAGCTTGCAAGGTTTATCCGTCCCTGTATTGGTTTAACAAAGCCACAGACTCAGGCAGCTATGAAGTATTATGAGACGATCAAGGCAGAGTTGGAGAAGAAACACCCAAGAACAAAGCCAGAAAAGATTGAACAGATGGCAAGAGACAAGCAGATGAAGTATGCAGAACGTCAGCTCAGAGAAAGAGCTAAGACGATTGCACAGACCGAAAGAGCATTTGCCTATGAGTATGGCAGATACCAGCATACAAAGAATCTTGTCGATCATGGTATATTACCACCACAGGACAAAAAATGGTCCGCAACGGACAGTGAGAATACATGCAGCACATGTAGAGAACTGAACGGAAAAGTTGTTGGAATAGACGAAGAATTTGCCCCAGGTAAGCTACTTCCTCCGCTTCATCCGAGGTGTAAATGCTGTGTTATGTATGTCAATTCAAAATCTATGACCGCAGCGTATGAAACAGAAGAAGATGAACTGCGAGAGTACAGAGCAGAGGAAATAGAGACTCATGCTAATAAAATGTCAGAGATTGCAGACAAACATCTTGATCTTGAAAGCTCATGGAGTGGAAAGGTCGTAGTTGATGATGATTCTGGTGTTTATGGTATCCAGTGGAACGGAGATATTATAACCAGACATGAAACAGCCCCACATATTTTGTTACATGAACAGTTACACGCTAGATCAGTTACAAAATATGATCATAAAATGTATAAACAGTATGAGAACATGGAAGAGGGTTCGGTACAGTTTGCAGCACAGGAGATTAGCAAGAAAGAGAATATACAAATTCTTGAATCACAGTACGATCATATGACAGAAGCTTTAAGAAATATAAATAAAGTTGCTGGGTTATTTAAAAATGATTATGATTTTGCAATGAAACTTATTTCTGTTCCGTTACCAGATAGGTATGACTGGCTGAATAATATGATCTATGATAAAATGATGTTATCAGGAAATATTGAAGATTATCAGAAGGTATCGCACTGGATGGAGGCTTTAGAAAATGGAAAAACATCTTGAATTAAAAGAAAGATTCGATCAGCTAATGAAACAAGATATGGATGTATCAGAACACGAACAAGAATGGTTTGAATTACTGGACGACATGCATGAATGGTTAAAGGATAAGACAATTCCGAGAAATATTCGTAGGCAGTTTGAACCTTTAGGGATGTTAGAAGTAACTATGAAAATCTGTGACGGAATCCATTATGCAAATGGAACTGGACGATATGCAAAGAAAGAAGAATGATGAAGTACAAAGCAATAGAGCAGACAGTTCAGGCAGTGCAGATCACACCTGATATTGATATGATCGCCCCTGACTGGTTCACAAAGAAAATGAATACCGAAGAAATTATGATAGATCGTGTACAGAAAGACGGAGCAACAGCCGTTATAGGATGCACGGTCTATTTTAATGCACGAAGATATAAAGGCAGCAGACTTGTTGCAAGAATAGGAGACTATGTTGTAAAAGATTCAGTCGGTCGATTAAATGTAGTTCGTAAGAATGACTTTGATCGGCTGTATAAGAAGGAGGAAGCATGAGATATTTTAACGATTATATACGATCCCCAGCACAGACACAGGACAGTATACGAAAGTCCTTGAATCGAGTAGATATTACTAAGAAGGACGAAGAAAAGCAGTACGTCTTTGGATGGGCTAAGATTGCAGTCGATGAGAATGGAAATCAGCTGATTGACCGCCAGAATGATTTAATTGATCCGGAAGAACTAGAACAGACAGCATATACCTATGTAGAGTTCTATCGTGAAGCCGGAGAGATGCACGAGCGAGGCGGTGCAGGCATTCTGATCGAGAGTATTATATTCACTAAGGAAAAGATGAAAACTCTCGGTATAGAGGAAGGTACGTTGCCTGAAGGCTGGTGGGTTGGTTTCCACATCACAGACAATGAGGTCTGGGCAAAGATTAAGGACGGAACTTATACAATGTTCTCAATTGAGGGCAAAGCGAAACGTATTGAAGTTGAGGAGGACGAATAATGGAATTTAGAGATGCATTCAAAATTATGAAATCCGGAGGAAAAGTGAAGCTACCATCTTGGGGTGGATATTGGTTCTGGGATAATGACAAAACAACAATTATCATGCATACGAAAGATGGCGAGGACATTGATATTCGAGAAACAAAATGTCCTGAATATACATTCGGAAATATTACATCTGATGAATGGATGATCGCAGATGAAGAAAATTGCCCAGAGTTAGGTGGTGCAGCATATTTTGATTTTTCCAACGCTATTAAGTATTTAAAGAGAGGACTTAAGGTTGCACGAAAAGGATGGAATGGAAAGAAACAGTATATTCAGCTTGCAACATGTATTTCGTACACAGCAGCAGACGGAACAATTGTTAATTGTGATCACAATGACATTGGAAATAAAGCAATTGCGTTTATCGGCACGTCTGGTGTACAGATGGGATGGTTAGCGAGCCAAGCTGATATGTTAGCGGATGACTGGATGTTTGCAGATTAGGAGATGATCTCATTCTTAAGATTAAGAAATCACACCGACAGGATGAATGGATCGTGTACAACCCTGATTGCTTTGAATTGCATCATACGCACTGTAGGAATAAAAGAGTTGCGATCGCAATCAAGAAGAACGTGGAACGTAGAAGAGTTCCAACATCCAGAAATCTAAGAACCTTGGAAAGTCACATAAGACTGACAGGGAACAAGAACTATAAAAGAAAGATTCAGAAGATCATTGAGGAAGTGAAATCTGAAAGAAAAAACTGAAATTTAGTCTTAAATTAGTTAAAAATTAAGTTAAATCTAAAGTTTAGTTCAAGAAATAGTTAAATAGTTCAACTAAAAAAACGATAGATCAATAAATTAGTTCAACTAAGGACCATTTTGCAAAAATGCAAATTGGTCTATTTTTATGTTTGAAATTGCACTTTGCGTTTTTGAAATTGCACTTTGCGTTTTTGAAATTGTACTTTACGTTTTTGAAACGCAATAAAACGCATTAGAAAATGCAATTTTCGTGTTCAAAACTCGAAAAAGTGTCGTTAGAAAGGAGGAAACATGAAAACAAAAGGAAAGACAAAGCTGGAAGATCTGGAAGTAAAAAAGATCGATGCAGTAGACATCGGAGCAGATCAGAAAGCAAATATCCTGATTAAAAAGAGAGGAGGTGCAGAAGAACCGAAGGGAAACTTTTTCAAGCGATTCTTTAATGCATTTTGTGACAGCTTAGGAGTAAATTCAGAGGATGTCAGGAAATCCATGGAAGATGAAGCAACATCCTTTGATGATGTAATGAACGAAAAAAAGATCTATGACGTAAGAGATCAAATCTGGAATGCTTGTAACTCTCTGGAACAGTCGATCGTGTCAATTTTACTCGATAAAGAGTGTGAAGATAAACAGGCAGCGATCGCACAGAGCATTGATCAGTTTAAGGCATTTTCGGATGATGCATCCAAGTCTTGGATCAAATTAGAACGTGCAGCAACAGACAAAGAAGATACTGTTGTTGCGGATGATTTTGAAATCGCAAAAATGCAAGAGGTAATTGAGAAATCTTGCGATCCTGAAACTATTAACAAAGAAAAAGAAACCGAAGTCGTAAAGGAGAACAATATGGCATTTGATATTAGCAACATGACAGAAGAAGAAAAGAAAGAAGCATTAAAAGCATTACAGGCTGATGCAAGCAAAGAGAGTACTGAAAAAAGATTTAATTCCGGAGCTGGAGAAGATCAGATCCAGAAAGCAGTTAACAAAGCAATGAGTAACGCCATGGAAGATGTTACTAAGAACTTTTCTGACATGATGGCAAAGATCATGGAACCGATCCAGAAGAGAGCAGAGGAAGCAGAACAGAAGTCCTTAGAAGAAGTTGCTAAGAAGTATGAACTATTAGGGACAAAAGCGGAGGACTTAGTGCCAGTTCTGAAATCCATGAAGGAAACATCCGATGAAGCTTACAACAATTTCATTGCATCCATGGATAACAACCTTGCAGTGATCCAGAAATCAGGGTTATTTGAGGAAATTGGTAAGTCTGGTGGAGCTCACACAGGAAACAACGATACAGAAGGTGCTGCAAAGATGAATGCAAAGGTAGCAGAGATCAAGAAATCTATGCCGAACTTAACGGATGCACAGGCACAGGATATCGTCATGCAGAATGATCCTGAATTAAGAGCAATGTTCGACAAATAGGAAAGGAGATACAGAGAAGATGGCAAACAGAACATATGAATACAATCCGATCAATGATAGCCCAGTGATCGTTGCGACAGCTGGAGAAGCACTTAAAACAGCTGCAGCAGTCGTATTAACAAAAGATGGAGCGAAACTTCCTGAAGCTGGAAAGAAAGCAACAGGAATTGTGGTCCTTGAAGATGAGACAATAGCCAAAGGCGATGATATTACTGTTCAGATCAGAAATCAGGGCATGTGGACCGCTGGTGCAGCGTTTGATTCTGGAGATTTCCTTGCTGTAGATGCAGAGGGATTTTGTCAGAAGGCAACCACAGGGCAGTACATTTTAGCTATGGCACTTGCACCGGCAACAGCAAAAGGAGATATCGTAAGAGTTGCGATCATCCATGCTGGATACGAAGCGTAAATAAAGGAGGAATAGAATAAATGAGCACAGGACATAATAACGCAGCAGCAATCGCAGTTGATATTGCGAAAGGCTGGAAACCTAATTATTACTTAACTAACATGGCAATGAGCTATTTTCAGGCACCGGGAATGAACGTTGCACCAAGTATCTTTCCAATCCTTCCAGTACAGGCAAGTACAGGAAATTACTACATTTTCAACAAAGAAGAGATTGCAAAAGATCAGGTAAGAAGAAAGCCTAAATACGGCAAAGTAGATCCAGCTGTATTTTCTCACTCAGATGGTACTTACAAATGCGAGGTAGATCAGGTTATTGTCGGTGTAGATAACATCACATCTCTGGATTATCAGAGAACAGGAGCACCAGCAACGATTGATCCAAGACGTGCAAAGGTAAGACAGATTTCGGAGCAGATGAATTTACATCTTGATATGATCTTTGCAAACAAGTTTTTCAATGCTAATGCATGGGGAAATGTTAAGACAGGAGAAACAACAGCTTCAACATCTAAACAGTTCGTGCGTTTCGACGATGCCAATGCTGATATCGTAGGTGCGTTTGACGATATGAAACAGGAAATGCTTTTAAACGGACGTAGATTACCAAACAAATTATGCTTAGGATATAAGACATTTAAAGCAATCAAGAATCATCCACAGTTCTTAGATCGAGTTGTTGGTTCAGGATCAACACCAAACCCAGCACTTGTAGACGAACAGGTAATTGCAGCGGTCCTCGGCTTTGAAGAGGTTAAAGTATTGTATTCAACATATAATGCAGCAGAGATCGGTCAGAAAGCCGATATGAAGTTTGTCTTTGACGACAGCAGTGCATTAATGACTTATGCACCAAAAGAAGTATCTTTGGAAGAACCATCCGCCGGATACATTTATACATGGGATATGTTAGGAAACGGACAGTGGATGGCTACATCACAATTTGACGGAGAAGGTGGAACTCATACAGAGTTCATCGAAGGACTTATGGCAACAGATATGAAAAAGACTTCCGATGATCTCGCAACATTCTTAACAGGATGTGTAGCTGAGTAGGAGGTGCTTAGTATGAATTATGTTGCATTAAAGCCAGTCAAATTTTGCGGTAGGCAGTATAAGGTCGGAGAAATTGTTCCAGAGGGTATCGTAGATGAACGACGCTCTCTTTTCTTAAAGAAGTCTGGACACATTGCAGAAGCAGCAAGTGTAAATGGAGCAAATACAGAGAATTTAAGTGTTAACCCTAACACTTTATCAATTCCGTTATTACAATCAAAGCACGAGCTTGTAATGAACGCACAGCAGTTATCACAGTTCTTTGCAACCATCCAGAAAACAATAGATGAGGCAAAAATTGAGATTGCGACCATGACAGAGGAAGATGTACCGGTCTTAGAATTGCTGCATGAGATTGATTCAAGAAAAGGAATTAAGGCAGCGGTTGAAACAAGACTTGCTGATCTTTCCACTGATATTGATATTAGTCAGGCAATAGAAGAAACCGAAGAACCAGCAGAACAGCCGGAAGGTGGCGAGGAGAATGATGTATAACTATTTTCCAGAAGATATCAATTCCGATGATGTTATGAAGATGCGGTTCGAATTGGCGGATACTGATGTATCAAAGGATGAAATGTCAGCTGCACTTTCCGATGAAGAGATCACAGCTGTATTAGAGCAGTATCCAGACAATTTTAAGATGGCAAAACTGAAATTGCTAGAACATATGATGTTCAAATACGGACAGGACGTAGACAACAGTGTTGGTCCTGTCTCTTTTAATTTTGGTAATCGAATGAATTTCTGGAAACAGCTTTATGATGATCTGAAAAAAGAAATTGCATCTTCCAGTGTTGGAATCAAGCCGTATGAGAATGAAAAACGAGAGTATTTTTACGTTGGTATGATGAATCATCCTGGAGGTGGACGCTTTTGAAAATGACATCAATCGGTAGACCATATCAATATATGCAGTCTTTCCGTGTTTACTGGCAAGATACCGAAGTCATGGACGATGGCATGGTTGTAAAGGGTAATGAAAAAGAAGCCCCTGATGCGATCATAGACGGTATACTAGCCGAAGCAGATATGAAGACAATGGAAATCTGGAAACAAAACCAGACTCCGATCAGTCATACGATTGTGTCTTACCATCCAGTGGTTAAGCTAAGTAAGAACGATGTGTTACTGCTTGGCGATGATCCGTGCCATGATCGTAAGTTTATCGTGAAGGGTACAAAAGATCCAGCTGGAACAGGGCAGTTTTCCATCTATTATGTATTAGAAAGAAGTGATACAGATGGGCGTAGAAGCTGAATTTCAAGCATGTGCAAAGAATCTTGATGAAAGCATCAAAAGAGAGATGATGCGAAAGGGTGCAATGGCAACAAACACCCTTAGAAATATTGAGATCGAAGTATTGTCAAAAGGCGGTTCTGGAAAGAAATACAAACGGCTTCCGAATAGATCATCCGCACCGGGAGAAACACCAGCACCACAGTCTGGAAAGTTACGTCAGGACTGGGATGATCAAACTCTGATTGAAGGAGATCAAGTTACAAGCCGGATAAAAAGTAATTCAAAACACGCTGAATGGCTGGAAGGTGGCACAAAAAAGATGGCAAAACGACCATTTATTGATCCAATTAAGAAGAAAGCAGAGCCGGAGATTGTAAAGATCTTCGGTTCAGATTTTGAGGTAACTCTATGAAAGAAATAATTTTCAAGTACTTAAAAAGCCTGAATATTAACGGATTGGCTACGTTCAAAAATGGACCAGCAATATTTTTGGATCAGGCACCTGATGATTCTGATTCAAGGTGGGATGGTTCGCAGTATGGGCGTATCATCTATGGGCTGAATTTGAAAGATGATTCAGAGCGTAAGGTTTCTGGAACGATGGAGATTGCAATAGCGTATCTGTTTAATAATCAAGGATATAAGAACTTGCTTGAAGCGAAGAAGATCCTGAAAAAAGCGTTTGAAGGAGTTTTCTTGACCGATGAAGATACAACGATTTCTCTTGTCTGGAGAAAGTCAGAATCATTTCAGGAAGCAATCGAAGGGCAAATGGATGTAGAAGTATGTGGATCAGTGTTGACATTCGATGCATATGCTTTTCCAAAACATTCATACCTTCCGCTGGATGCAGTCGGTTCTTTGGCAAAGCACATTGATGAGAACTGGAACGTGACAGTGATCAATAACACGGAACTTGACGAAATCTGGAAGCCGGATGATGAAGAAGTGGTTGTTTATACTAGACTGGATTCTATGCAGCCAGGAACGTTCCCATCGACATATGCTTGTACATGGTTTACAAACAACATCAAGGTACATGTGGTCTCCGGATCGGATGTAAATGCTGATCAGTTTGTTATGAACTTGCTGCAAGATTTACAGGAAAGAGAGCGGTTCGTTATGAATGATGGATCGCCGTTTTTTGTAAATCAGCTGGCATACAGCACGAAACTTGATCCATTAAAAGATGGACAGGTAACGGTAAGAGGTCAGTACGGAAAGCTACGAGATGTTGAAACAGTCGATGAATTAAAGACAATTACGATAAGTTAGGAGGAAACAATGGCAGAAAAGAAAGACGAAACAAAAACAGTGCCAGAAGTTACTTATACTGTGGATGAATATGCAGAAAATCCACAGGTGTTAGGAGTATCACAAGATATTATCCGAACAGCATTTGCAAGGGCAGGTGTTAAAGAAGCAACGCAGAGCACAGCAAAGAAACTTGTAGATACATTTAAGAAGAAGGAGGTATAAGAACTTGTCCGGATTATTTTTAAAAGGCGAGAAAAAGGAAAGAGCTGGAGTTTATCGCAGACATGAGCAGATCACAAATAATGGTGTAGCATCCGCAATGAACGGAGTTTTCTGTATTCCGGTTCATGCAGATTTTGGTCCAGTTGGAGAGATTCAGAAGATCACATCAAAGAGTGATCTTCTTTCACTTTATATGGAGAGTGGAACGATCGATGCAGCGGTAAAACTGTTTGATGCAGGTGCTAACACGGTATATCTTTACCGTCTTGGAACTGGTGGTAAAGAAGGAAGCCTGTCCTTACAGACAACCACAGCCACAAATGCAGTTACATTAAAGACAAAATATCCAACCGCTTTGAAATTCTCCGTAACTGTAAAACAGAAATTAGGAGATGAAACGACAAAAGAGTGTTCCGTTTACAATGGGGCAACACTTGTTGAGAAAGTAAGCTTTATTGCTGGTGCGGATGTAAATGAGGCTGCAAATCTGGTGGAAGCAATGAAAGACAGCAAGTATTTATCCGCAGAACTTGTTTCTGGAGCATCCGGGATCATGCAGACGGTTGCACAGCAGGCTTTGGCTGGTGGATCAGCACCGGCAGTCACAACAGAAGATTACAGCAATGCGTTTAATGCATTCGAAACTTATGCTTGGAATGTACTGGTGCTTGATACAGTCGAAGAAGATGTTAAAGCATTAGCGAAGACATACATGGAAAGAATCCATTCAAACGGTGCATTGGGTGTTTGCGTACTTGGAGAAGCGGCAGGAAAGTCACTTGCTACAAGAAAAACGAATGCAAAATCCTATAATGCACCATATTTTATTTACTGCGGTAGCGGATATTATAATACTGCCGGAGATAGGGTGGAAGGATACCTTGCGGCAGCAGTTCAGGCAGGTGTGATTGGATGCAAAGATTCAAGTACATCAATTGTACATACAGAGATTTCAGGTGCGGAGTCATGCATTGAACAGCTGACGAATGAACAATATGTCGATGCGATCAAATCTGGATTGCTTCTTTTGTCAGAAGGACAGGAAGGACAGGTCTGGTTTGATTCAGGAGTGAACACATATACAGTTCTGGATGAGGACGATGACGAAGGATGGAAGAAGATCAAACGTACAGCTGTCCGTTATGAAGCTTTTGACCGTATCAATCGTACATTAGAACCATTGATCGGTAAGATCAGCAACAATGCAGCAGGCGTTGATAATGTAATTCAGGAAGCTAAAAAAGTACTGGCTGAAATGAACAGAGAAGGAAAGATCTTAGATACTTACGAATTTTATGAGGATACAGAAAATCCACATGCAGCGGATTATGCATACTTTATTATCCGCATTGATGACGTTGACAGCATGGAAAAGATCTACTTAACATATCAGTTCCAGTATATCGCACAGTAGGAGGTGTTATATAGATGAGTGGAAAAGGTTTTGATACTAGAAAGCTGATGACAGGAAAAGACGGAAAGCTTTTTATTACACTGGATGGAGTCTCCATCTGGTTTGCATCCGTGGAAGAGTTTACAATCGGAATGAATTTTTCAAACGTAGATTTCCATCCGGCAGGAGATGTACAGACATATGGAGTTCCAGACAGTGTTAAATTTACAGCATCGTTCACTGAAGCTGTAGTAAGAGATGATCTGACGATCGTACCAATGCTGGAAGCGATTAAAAATGGGAAAATTCCTACATTCAGTTTACAGGGCGGTGTTACAGAACCACTTGCTGGTGGAGAAAGCAAATATCTGTTAGATGAATGTATTCCTGACGGAGATACAAACATTCTGGATGTAAAACCGGGAGAAATCATCAAGAGACAGTGCCAGTTTATTGTTAACAGCGTACCAGACTGTATTAAATCATTGGCAGCATAAAGAAAGGATAAGAAAATGGCAGAGAAGAAAACAAATATCAATGTAACAGAAGAAAATGAAATGGACCTTATCACTGGTCTGTTAAAGGCAGCAGAGTATAAAACAGAGGTAAGTCAGACATTAAATATTCAAAGAAACGGACAGAAATTGTTTAAATTCGATATTCGTCCATTATCCTTTGACGAGATCACGGATTGCAGAAAGAGAGCAACAACTTATATGCCAAATCCGGGTGGAGCATCACTTCCATTGATTGAGAAAAGCGTAAGCAATGCAGATTACATGGCATGGCAGATTTACATTGCAACAGTTCCAGAAAGTGATGGAACGAAATTCTGGGATAATCCAGCGTTGAAAGAAGGACTGAACAAAGCTGGTCACATGGTTATGACACAGGCAGAAATCATTAAGGAAATCCTTACAGCTGGAGAACTTGAAGCAGTCAGTGGACAGATTGAAGAATTATCCGGCAGTGGTACAAACGTTATTGATTATGCAAAAAACTAATTAAGTCCAGTCCGTTAGCTTCTCTGCTTGCAGAAAATTATCTACGGACTGGAATGTTGCCATCAAAAGCCCTTGATCTCCCAGAAGGAGAAAGGGCTTTTATTTTTGCAGCACTTATAACAGCTATGGAAGGAGGCGATGCATAAGTGGCAGATAAAGAAATCGTAATTGACGTTGTATCGAAGTATACAGACCATGCATCGCAAGGACTGAACCAGACCGGAAAAGATGCTGAAAAGGTTAGAAAAGAACTTGATGATCTAGGAAAGAAAAAGCCAAGGATTCATGTAGATGTAGACGATAAGGCAAATCCGAAGCTTGACAGAACACGAAAAGAAAGCGAAAGACTGGGCAAGGAAAGACCGAAAATCCAAGTGGGAGCAGACGATAAAGCAACTCCAAAAATTCGTAGAATTACATCGGCTGGGTTGAAGTTTGGAAAAATGTCTTTTACCGCAGCAGTTAAGATTAAAGACTTTGCAACAACCAAATTAAGTGATCTTAAAGCCAAGGTATTTAATGTCAAAAATGCCGTTGCTGGAGCATTTGCAGCGGTAGGGATTGGACAAACAATCAAAACGTCCATTGATCTGGAAGTGCAGCAGCAGAACTTGGAATCATCGTTCGAGGTATTACTTGGAAGTAAGAAGAAAGCCCAGAAGCGAATAGATGATCTGACGACGTTTGCTGGTAGTACCCCATTTACGAGGGATGAAATTTATCAGGCTTCTCGTACCTTACAGGTATTTACTGGAAATGCATTGTCAACTGGAAAAGGCTTAAAGATGGTTGGAGACGTAGCAGCCGGTACGAACTCCGAGTTTTCCGATGTAGCCTTATGGGTTGGACGTATGTATGACGGAATGAAGAACCACCAGACAATTGGAGAAGCTACCGCCGCATTACAGGAAATGGGTGCTATTTCTGGACAGGACAGAACAAAACTGGAAGCACTTGCAGCATCGAACAAGAAAATCAGCCAGACATGGCCGCAGGCTATGAAAGCTTTTCAGAAGTATGACGGATTGATGGAAAAGCAGAGCGATAACCTTGGAAACCTGATGCTAGGTGTCAAGTCATTTGTTACAAATAACGTATTTAAGAAGCTTGGAAAAGGTCTTGGAGATGGCATTTCTCCCGGACTTCGTAAGTTCCGTCAGTGGAGATCGGAGAACAAAGAACTGATTGCAGAAATGGGATCAGGGATTGAAAAGTTTTCGGCAGAGATTTCTGGGAAAGCCGTTGATGCAGTATCAAATTTAGCAGAAAAAGCCAATAAATTATTCCAAAGTGACAAGTTTAAAAATGCTTCAATCAGCGGAAAGATTAACATTGCATGGCAAGAGATGATCGGCGATCCATTTTCACAGTGGTGGGATTCCAGCGGAAGACCAGCGATCGTTAAGAAGATATCTGGTATAGGCAAGGATATCGTTAAAGCCGGAGGGAACTGGTTTAAAGAATCTATTAAGGATTTATTACCCGGTGGAGATAAAGCCGGAATAGAGGACTATCTTGCCGGTGCGTTGGCACTTAAGATAGGCTCAGGACTATTTAAAAAGGGAATGACTTTGACAGACCTGATCACTGGTGGTTCAGGTGGTTCTGGAAATCCTCTTGGAAGTTCTATTGGACTTATGAATGTATCAGCATCCGTTGTAAATGTGAACGGTGGGCTTGGCACTGGAAACGGTGGAAGTCCTGTCACACCAACTGGCAGTGGAACTACACCGAAGACAACACAGCCGACAGGACCAACAAGGACACCGGGTGGCTTATTTGGCTTGGGTGGATCTGGTGTTACATTGAAAAATGGAGAAACAGTTGCGGCTACTGGATGGAAAGCTTTTCTTGGAAATCTCGGAGTAAAACTTGGATCAGGAGCAGCAACAGCCGGCGGAGCAGCAACCGTTGGTGGGGCTTCATTGTTAGGTGGAGCTTTAGGAATTGCTGGTATTGGAAGTGCAGCAGGTAACTTTATCAACGCTGCGACATCAAAGAATAAAGCTACTAAGAAAAAAGAAAACTACAGAGGTGGTACGAAACTTGGCATGGTCGGTGGTGGAGCAGCCGCCGGAGCTTTAGTTGGTTCAGCTGTTCCGATTGTTGGTACACTTGCCGGTGGATTGATTGGTGCCGGTGTTGGTGGATTTGCAGCACTGACAAAAGGTAACAAAGCAGGCGATCATATCCGAAAGAACATGGATAAGATCAAAAAAGAATCCGAAAAAAGTGCGAAATCTTGGAATGTAACATCGAAACAGGTAAAAGAAATTCAAAAGGGTCAAGAAAAGTACCTTGGAGATAATTACCTTAAAAATCGTAAGGAAGCACTAAAGGATAACAATTCATTAACTGCAAAATCGCAGAAATATTATTCTTACAATAAAGATTCCATACGAAAGATCCGTGAGAAATATGAGCCAGAATCCGAAAAGAAAAAAGATTGGTTAAGAAAATCAGTACAGAGTACATATAAAAAGCAAAACAAAGAACTGAAACTTGACTCAAAAATGAGCGGAACAATGGCACATACTGTTGGAGGTAAGAAAAATAAGAATCTGAATGTTGGACCAGACAAAGAGTATAATCAGCTGACTAATTCTGTTCAGAAAGCTTATGAGGAGAATAAGAAGAATACAAAGCAGACAAACGCTGGTTCTAAGAGTACGAAAGCCTTTTCTGGAGCAACAAGTTCTGCCGGTGGAAAAGTCAGTGGCTTAGGTGGAATGTCTGCAACAGCTGGTGGAAAATTAGGAACTATGGGATCAATGTCGCTTGCAGCTGGTGGTAATTTACAAAGTGCTGGAAGTTCCGCATTATCCCTTGCGAGTGCCTTAGCATCTGCCGCATCAACGATTGCATCCGCAGCAAGCACAACCGCCGCACAAGCAAATGCAATCAACAGTATTACGAGTGGAAGTTATCTGAATAACAGCGGTTCAAAATCTGGTAAAAAGACGTCTGGAAAGAAGACAACGACAAAACCAAAAGTACAGACAGCCTTACCGAAAAATGGAAAGTTCTTTCATAATGCGAAAGGTAGTCTGGTCAGAGGTCATATCGTTTCTGAATTAGGAGAAGAAGGAAACGAAATGGTAATTCCACTTTCTAGGCATAGAAGCCGTGCATTATCTCTCTGGAATCAAGCAGGACAGATTTTAGGCGTGACAAAGCATGCCAAAGGTGGACTTGTTGGGGGAACATCTGGATCAGGAAAAGCTTCGTCTGGTAGCAGTCAGCCAGTTATCAACGTTGGTGGTATTACGATCAGCGTTAATGCATCTGGAAATGACGGCATAGTTGATGCGATTAAAACCTCTAAAGGAGAGATCGCAGATGCTATTATGCAGGCAATCGCAGATGCAATCGGATCAACGACAACCAACAGAACAGCGGAGGTAATGTGATGGATATATATATTACTGGAAAAAATTCAAAAGGGAATGATCAGAAGATACAAATTCCGATCATTCCCGAAGAAATTGAATCATCAATCGAAGGGAAGTTTGCAGAGTATGATATCTATAAATTAGGTCAGGTCAGTATTCCAAACGGAAAAAATCTTTCGGAGTTAAGCTGGGAATGTTTTTTCCCCGGAGAAGCAAGAAAAGGCATGAAATTTGTTCGTGAGTGGACTGATCCGGAAACCTTGGATGCACTGATGAAATACTGGGCTAAATATGGGAAAGTGGTAAATATCTGCATTACAGGAACTAAGATCAATGTAGATATGCTTGTATCTGAATATGATTCAACAATCAAAAGCTTGAATGATTATTATTACACTGTAAGATTCGTTGATTATGAAAAAATAAGTGTTTCCTCAGCATCAACGAAAAGAAGTACAAAAACCACAAAGAAAAAGGTTACAGTCAAGAAAGGGCAGACCTTACGGAAACTTGCTAAAAAATATCTTGGATCCAGTAAAAAATACAAGGTTATTTATAACGCAAATAAGAAAATGATTGATGCAAGGAACAAAAAAGAACGCAAGAAACATCCAAAGAAAAAGATCAGCAAGTACACGATCTATAAAGGACAGGTGCTTGTGATCCCTGTTCCAAGCAGTAAATTGGTTTCTAATTCCAAAGTTGAGGAATTAAAGAAAGCAATGAATAAAGATGGCTACTCGAAGCTGAAAGTAGATAAAAAACTGACATCTTCGATGAAATCAGCCATGAAAAAAATCACAATTCGGACCGGAAGAAAAGGGCAAGTCGTAAAATTTGTGCAAAAAATGGTAGGAGTTAAACAGGATGGTACTTGTGGATCTAAGACAGTATCAGCAATAAAAACTTACCAACGAAAGCATAAATTGACAGTAACCGGTGTCGCTGATTATAAAACACTGTTAAAAATGATAGGAGGATAGGAAGATATGCCGAGTTTAGGAAATCCACTGTATAAAGCGGTTGTAAAGACAACATCAGGGCAAGAATATGATCTATACAAGCTGAAAGTTATACTGGACTTGACAATATCTGATGATCCTGATTCGCTGGCAAAGGAAGTCAGCTTAACAGTAATGAACGCTGCGAAAAATGGTGTAACACTTGCGACATTGATTCAGCCATCAGATCGATTATACATATATGCGAATGTTGGACATGGAGATTTTGAAGTATTTCGAGGCGTGATCTGGGATCGAGACAGGGTTACCGATACAGAAAAAAAGGTAACATTTACAGCCTATGATTACTTGATTTATATGATGAAATCCCAAGACTATTTTTATTATAAAAAAGGTCTCAGCACAAAGGAAATTGTAAAAAGAATCTGTACGGCATGGAAGTTGAAACTGAAATACAGTTACGGATCAATCAAAAACAAAAGGATTAAACCAGTGCAAAAGAACATTGGAGATATGATCGTATATGTGCTGAACAAAGCGAAAAGTAAACTTTCCAGCCGATATATTTTTACGATTGAAGGAACTACAGTGATTGTCAAGTATGCAAATACTAATACAACGATTTATAAGATTGAGGAAGGAAAGAATGTAATATCCATAGAGGTTAAAGTAACAATGGATGATATCGTTACAAAGATAAAGATCTACGGAGAAGCAAAGAAAAAGTCAATTCCTAAACTTGCATCAATGTCTAAGAATACATTGAAGTTTGGAACGATCCAAGAAATTATGGACAAAGACAAGAAAGAGAAACTTTCGAAAATAAAGAAACAAGCACAAAAGAAATTGAAGAGCAGTGCAAAGGTTAAGTATGAATACATAGTAACGGCGATTAGCAATCCGAAGATCAAACGTGGAGACACCGTTTATGTTGGATGTGGTACCGCTGGACTGAAAGGAAATAAAACAGTAAAAAGTATTACGCATGATTGTGTTGCTGGTACGATGGACGTTGTTTTTTACTAAAGGAGAGTTTTATGCAGAGAAATGGAAGAAAAAATTTTATCCGGGCAATCGAACAGATTTCTAAAGGAAACCAAAGTGCAGCGGATGTTGTTGCAGAACTTGGAACTATGAAAGACGGAGGGATTCTTCCTGACTCTTATCCAGAAAGTGCAGAACCTGATGACGATTTTTTGATGTTATCTGATGCAAAAGTAAGTGATGGCGATCGAGTATTACTGATCTGGACAGATGCAGAGGAAATCGTTGTGATCGGTAAAGTGGAAGGAGATGAAGAAGATGCCGGATAATCTTTTCCCAGAGGAATATGAAAATGAAGAAGAATATTTTGAAGATGAAGAGAATGAAGGAACTGAGGAAGAAAATACAGAAGAAGAGGAAGATGCAGGTTATAAACCCAGCATCTTTTTTGATTTTGATACTGGAGACTTTGTTACGCTTCACGATGGAAAATTAAAAGAGGCATCTGGGTTCGAGGCGTGGGTGCAATGGTGTTACAAAACGATCATGACACAAAGATACGCTCATGAAGGATATTCCACCGACATTGGGATTGACTATGAAAGTGCCTTGCAAGCGGATAGCCGTGAAGAGGCAGAAAGCATTTTACAAAGAGAAATCGAAGAAGCATTGATGGCTGATCCGTCCGAAAGAACTTTGTACGTTGGGAATATTATGTTTCAATGGGAAGCAGAACATTGTCTTGTAACAGTACAGGTGCAGGGTATTGATGGAGATATAGAAATACAGACACAATTTGAAAGTGAGGTGGTCTAAAAATGGCATTGGAAGCAGAAGAACTAGAATTGCCAGATTTCTTGAATAATTCGAGTGAAGAGGAAATCCATGAAAAGATGCTTAGCAATCTTCCAGAAGATATTGATAAATCCGAAGGCGGCTTTCCTTGGGATTTTACACGTCCGACAGCGATTGAGATAGCAGAGCTAAAAGAATATGTGCTTGTGGAAGTATTGAAAAGTCTTTCGCCGGTAACCTGTGAAGAATCTTACCTATTGGATTACCACGCTGATGGAAGAGGTCTTGTACGAAGAGAATCGGTAAATGCAACAGGATATGTGACTGTTACAGCAAAAGCCGGTCTTGTTATTCCTTTAGGATATGGTTTTTCTACAGAAGCAGATGACGAAGGAAATACGATAGATTTTGTAACAACAGAGGAAGTTACGGTCGATTCTCTTGGAAATGCAAAGATTCCAATTGAGGCAGCAGAAGGAGGATCTGCAAGCAATGTTGGAGTAAATACGATCGTATTACATACTGGAGATGAGACAGGAGAACTGCTCGATGAAATAATCTCTGTTACAAATGAGGAAGCTGTTACAGGCGGTTTGGATGAAGAGGACGATGATACTTTAAGAGAACGAATTGTTGAGTATGATCGAAGCCATGACATTTCCTATGTTGGGAATGTGGCAGACTATAAACGATGGGCATTGTCAGTTCCCGGTGTTGGTGCAGTTACTGTGATACCAGCAAAAGATGACTCTGGAATAATCAAGATCATCTTAATGGATCAGAACGGAGTACCAGCATCGAAGCAGATTCAAGATGCTGTGTATGATTATATTATGCGTCCAGATAGTGAATCAGATCGCTTAGCACCGCCCAATGCTGTATTAGAGATAACGGCTCCTGAAACAGTAGTAGTTAACATATCAGCTGTGGTTTATTTGAGAGAAGCAGAAATTGGCGATGTGCAGAATGATTTGAAAGCTGCACTTCAGTCATATTTGTTAAATGTTTCATCGAATGATAGTGCGGTTAGAATATCAGCGATCAACAGTATCCTTGGAGCTGTATCAGGTATCTATGATTATGACAGTGTACAAATCAATGGAGTGTCAAAAAATGTAGACCTTGAATCTGGACAAATGCCGGTTTTAGGAACAGTAACAATAACGGAGGGATGATACTATGTGGTATAAAACAGACCTTATGGAGCAAATCCTGACGAGTGAAAGTGCAAAACAAATGATTGACTATGTATCGCCGATTTATGGGAAATCAAGAATCGGACTTTGGCTGTTCCAAGTGATCGGACTTGAGATAGATGACGTAAAAACAATATGTGAAGACATAATCGACCAGATATTTGTGAATCGTGCTACGTGGGGGCTTTCTATATGGGAAAAAGAATATGGAATAACACCACTTCCGGATCAGACGATAGAGCAGAGGAGAGCACAGATTTCGCAAATGAGGGTAAAAAAGCCTTTAAACCCTACAAGGTTTGAAAAGATCATAGAAGCTTTGAGTGGCGTAGAAACAAAGTTCATAGAAAATACAGCAAAAAATACATTTCAGGTCAATCTTTATGGCGTAGTAAATAATTATGATGAAGTAGTAAGAAGAATTGATAAATTGAAGCCAGCACATTTATTGTGTGATATCCGTATCTCAGATGTTATGGAATCAGAAACGGCATTGAATTATGCGATTGTTTCAGGATCTTGTGAATATTCTTCTTCGATCGTTAGTGAGGTATAAAATCATGTGGGAAAATACAGTAATTACAAATGCAGGTATTGAATTATTAAAGAATGCCTTAAGCGGAGGAACAATAACAGTAACAGCGATCAAGTCTGGTGCTGGTAAAGTTGACGTTAGTGCTTTGAAAAGTCAGACGGCGGTATCATCAATTAAGCAGTCTGGAACAGTACAGGGCGTGACAAAAACAAACGAAACAATTAAGATAGGAGTATTGTTTTCAAACGCTGGTTTATCTGCCGGATACAGCATGACACAGCTTGGAATTTATGCAAAAGGATCAACCGGAAGTGAAGTGTTGTTTGCGATTTCTCAAAGTACAACAGGGAAAGAAGTTCCGGCAGAATCGGCTATGCCGTCATGGTCGTTAGTACATAATTTTTACATCAAGCTTAATAATGATGTAACAATGACAGCAACGGTTGATCCAGAAGGGTACGTTACATTTGAAACTATGCAGACAGCGTTAAATACGCATACAGGAAACAAGAGCAACCCTCATAGTGTTACTAAGTCGCAAGTAGGTTTAGGGAACGTTCCGAACGTAGCGACAAATGATCAGACACCGACATATTCAGATGCAACAACTCTTGTGACTTTATCAAGTGGCGAGAAAATATCTATTGCATTTGCAAAGATTAAACTTGCAATTACAACTCTGATTAATCATCTTGCGAATAAAAGTAATCCCCACGGAGTTACTAAAAGCCAAGTTGGATTAGTCAATGTGGAGAATAAAAGCAGTGCTACAATCCGTGGAGAATTAACCAAAGGTAATGTAACGACAGCCATTGGTTATACGCCAGCAAATCAGACTGACATGACGAATGCACAGAATGCTATTACGCAGCTAAATTCTGACTTAAAAGATGCACTTGTAACTCAATATGCCGAATTGAATGGTACTGGAAACAACTATTTTTATGTTGATCGTAAACAAGGTTATCGC